CTACAACAACGAGAACGTTGCTGATATTAAAAATCCTCTAGACCTCAAGGTTTGCGCTCATTGGCGTAACCTCGAATTCTTGCACACAAAAGAATTCCTCTACCTGTCGATTGACGGGGAGAGAAACTATGACGTATGCGTCGATAGGGTAGATCTGATAAAGGGTATATCTTATACAACTGGTTGGTTATCTCCAGATGGTCCAAAAGTAACACTTACTCGGTCTTTCAGAAAGTTCTTGAAAGACGGTCACACGTATTCTACGGTGATGAGTAAGGTCGGACGAGCGGTGGCTGCTTACAGGGCTATCGTACAAATATGTGATTCATTTGTTCCGACAATTCGTAAGGGTAATTTCGAAAAATTACGGGTGTCACGGCTGAGGTTATGGACAGATATCTTGGGGCTCTCTATTGATAATAAAATGGAGAAGTCATTGAAGAACGACTTCCAGCAATTATTAGCTCTAGGAACCGGGAAAACTACTAACAGATCTTTATTAGTGTTTTCTGGCTTTCTACGACGACTTCTACTCACACGAGCAACAAGGATGTTGGCATCGGGTGATAGTGCGGCTAAAGAAGCTGCGTTTATCCGTTCATTGTATGAATCTAAGCGATGTTGGCACGAGATGGCCGACGAACTTAGAAACGAGAATATGGATAAACACAAGAAGTTATTGGGTTCCGTTAAGGAATGTGACACGGCAGCACAACATTGGATTATGAATGCTGTCGATCTAGTGATACCATTTGGGACAAAGTATGAGCCCGAAGGTATGTGTGTTCCGACATGGTCAGCTTCGTATGAAACTTCACGAGCTGATGGAGGGAACCATTCTGCGACACTAGGTGCCGGTAAATTGTTCGACTTTGGAGGGAGAGGTGTTGGTGAACAGATTGAGTTTTCCCATGATTTCGAAGACGGTCTTATTAGAGACGGTTCGAGGGAGGAAAATGATGTCAAGTATCAGGCGATTGCTGAGCCAGGTAAATTTCGTGTGATCACGGTCGGGAGAGAGAAGTTATATTCTGCTCTCCGCGTGTTCCAGAGATTCCTGATCAATGCTTGGAAATCGTGTCCTTATGGTACTATGACGGATGATGTTCTTGAAAAGATTTTGAGATTGCGTGACGAGGAGGGCTCAGTGTATTATAGCGGTGATTATGATTCCGCAACTGATGCTCTCTCGTTAATCGCGACGAATGTTTGCATATCCAGGATTCTTTATAATCTGGGTATAGGAGACACACCACTAGGTATGTTGGTTTGGCGCTCGTTTACTGGCGCACAAATACATTATCCTGATGGTGAAGTTGTCAAGCAAACTCGGGGCCAGTTAATGGGCCATCCGTTGTCTTTCCCACTTCTCTGTATTATCAATCTTTCCACGTATATGAGGACGAAGCAAATCGTTAATAAACGCGACAAGCGATTGTCGCGTGTTCTCATAAACGGCGATGATATTCTCTTTAAGGGAGATAAGTCGGACGGTGTTCTGTGGCGGCATGCTGCGGACAGTGTCGGTTTGATTGTTAACGAAGCTAAAACTTACGAAAGTTCTAGGTGGGCTCTTATTAACTCTATCTTTGTCGATATGACGAAAGGTAGGAAAGTTAACTATGTTCCATTGTCTGTCTCTCTTGGGCATAATGTCAAGAGAGGCGAAATAACCAAGACTCTTTCTCAGGCACCAGCGATCTGGGCACTGATTGAGGCTTGTCCTAATACACGATCTAGAGAGATGTGTCGTCGAATCTACCTTCGTTCTTTGAAGGTCCTTCTTCCTAAATTTGATGGCTATACCCCGAACTACTTTCTCCGAAAAGAAGTAGGCGGTCTTGGTATGGTCCCATCGGATGGTTGGACGTTTGGCGTTTCTTATGCGCAGAGGAAGGCGGCAACATACTATATGAGAAATAGGTCTGTTATTGCGATTCGGGAGAAGATTTTTGATATGCCTAAAGCTGTCAAACTTGCTCTTGAAAAATTAGGAAAGATCTGTCCGGTTTCGGAGGATTGGGTTATTGATGGACGACCTGTTCATGGGCCGATTCCTGAGCATGAAGACACTCAGGCATATCTTGAAGAGATTTTGCCGAAGTTGTTGCGATCAACCGCATGGGTTGTCGGTGCTGGGAAAGCGGTGGACAGGGAAGTTATTCATAGATGGAAGGAGGCTCTCGCTTGTAAAGAGATCCCCGTTTCCGAAAAGAAATTAAGAGCTTACATGCCGGCAAGACAAGTTTGTCGGTTGCCTAAAAATGAACGGAAGTATAATGATTTGCGTGTAGGTGTCGATTTGGACCTTACAGCTTCGTTCGATTGTTCTCTGTTCTGTGTTCCTGAGAAGGATATGAGTTGCCTCGGAATCCACGATCTTGTGGACTCTGACGATTGTCAGAGGGCGTTAAAAGTGTCCATTGGGTCATTATATTAAGATGCCAAAACGGTGCTATGGATGTACGATTGCGGAATCCCCGAAGAAACGGGTAACCTATAAATCTGAATCCCATGCTTAATAGTTCCGTACTAAGTTTATAGACGTATGACTAGGAAAGGGACGGGTTCACAAACGGTGTGTTGCGAAGTGTTGAAGTGTTACATGAATGATAACATGGAGCTTACGTAAAGACTGCGAGTGCAATGTTCACGACTACTATATACTGTCTGTATTAAATGTCGACAGACTGCACGGTGTCGCGCTTAGTTTATAATGATGTACAGTCGCTCACGGAGGTGAGGGATCCAATACTAAACTCATGTCTAACTCTTTTAAGAGCAAAAAGGCTGGGAAGATGCCGTTGAAATCTTCCAAGAAGCGAAAGCAAGAGGGATCATCTACCCGTTCAGGTAAGATCTACTCTGCACCCACCATTCAGGGACGTGTAATGCGTACCAATGTTCCGGTGGTTTCAGGTTCCGCGTACTCTGGCGATGGCCGTGTACGGGTGCGTCACAGGGAATACATCCAAGACGTTGCCGGATCGATCGGTTTCGCTGTAACAGGCGTTCCGATCAATCCTGGTTTGGCGGTCATGTTTCCTTGGTTATCTCGGATTGCTAAGCAATTTGAGTCCTACCTGTTCCGTTCTCTCAAATTTGAGTATGAACCGCAGTGTTCTTCTACAACTGCAGGAACGATCATGCTTGCTGTCGATTATGACGCGGCTGATCCGTCTCCTTCTTCGAAACAACAGTTGATGTCCTACCACAACGCCGTAAGGGCGGGTGCGTGGCAAGAATGCTGTTATCGGGGAGATTCTGCCGATTTGAAGAAATTTGGAGTCCAAAGGTATGTGCGACAAGATGCTCTTGCGCCGAATTTGGATATAAAGACGTATGACGTCGGCAATGTGTTTGTCGGCAGTCAAGCTGAAGTGGGGACTGCGGTTGTTGGTGAGCTTTACGTTGAATATGATGTAGAGTTGATCACTCCGCAGGCGGGAGCCGGTATGCCCGGTCCCAATTGTGAAATCGTTTGTACGTCAGATGCTTTGGCAACTCCCTTCGCGAACTCGGTTGTGACCGGTTCGATTGAAGTGGTTGTTTCCGCTGCGGATACTTTGACTTTTCAGAGTAGTGGCACCTATATGGTTGTCGTTATTGCTGAGGGCACTGTGTTCAACGGGAACGCTGTTGACATTGCTGGTACTGCGACAGCCACGAATCTAGGTTCGTCGGCTTTTGCGGACGGTGCGGCGACGGAGGGCTCTTTCATTCATATGATAAGTGCCGTCGCTGGGCAGACTGCAATATATGATTTCGCAACTCCCGTGTGCGCGACTACGTTCACTTCTTGTAAGATATATATATCTTACTGGGTCAATCCCAATGCATAACATGTTGGATAAGTATGTTGTATACGTTATCAAAATGTTCTCGAGATATTGGTCATAGTATAAATCAAAAATAAAAATAACTATTGATCTTTATACCTACGTATGCACTTCCGATCCACGTGTTGTCCTTTTTGCTTTGCAGAACGACCACGCATATCTCATAGGCGGTGCGCCGTGAGGCCCTTTTGGGCGGGGGAATAGGTGATTCGTGACTATTAAAGGTGGGGCAACCCTTCTTTCATCCGAAGTCATATTCCATAGTTTATATTGTTGTTAATTCGTAGGGTGTATGCACGAGCTAATGCATGTCTAGTGTGTAAGTGTAACTGTCTCAGGTCAGGATTGTCAAATGACTCTCCGTAAAAGGCTCTAAATACAGTTAATGATAAGCGCTCGATAGCGTGAGGCTATCTGTGTCATATATCACGATCAATATATAACATCCATCGC